GGTGCCGATGATGCTTGGGGTGCTAATCCTTCTGATGAAATTAACTACGGCCATGGTGCCGCAATTTTTGGTTATAACAATAACATAGGTCATACTTATGCTGACTTTATAGCAGGTACCCGAAATACGACTATTGGTTATGCTTATGGTCCTGCTTTTATACTAGGGACTCTCAACAGCGGTACTAATATCACTAGTAATGCATTTATAGCTGGATACAGTAATAACACTATCAATACAGGTATATATGATACAGGTATGGCTGGTGGCTGTATGATTGGGAAGAATAATAATACCGCAGGTAACAATAACTATTTAATTGGTACAGGTAATACTGCTAGTGGTAATAGTATGTATGCTTTCGGTACTAATAATACTGTAACAGGGTTATCCAATTCAAATTTGGGCTCAATGGTTTTTGGAAAATCAAATCAAGCTGGTAAAGACCAAACTTATATCTTAGGGCGTAATAATATATCCATTACTGCGGGTATGATAGGTATCGGCTCGGGAAACACTAACTTAGCAAATCAAAATGTCCCTTCAATATTTATGGGTTCAGATAATACAGTAGCAACGACAGCATATGAGGACGGAACAAATCAAATACCAGCTGTAATAAGTTTGGGATATAGAACTAAAGTAATATCCCCAAACACTATAGCATTCGGTATGACACCAGCTTCGGTGGCCGTTGGTGCAATGCAAACTACAAGAACAGCTATGTTTATTTATGCTAACAGTAGCACTACTTTAGATGCTACCCCCGTAGCCGGTGTGAATCAAATCAATATTGAAACAGATAGTACGGTAGGATTTAAATACACAGTAACAGCTCGTAGAACGGATGTAGATGGTGGTTCTGCTTATTGGGAAGGTAGTGGACTTATACGCAATGATGCAGGAACAACGGCACTAGTCGGCGCTGTAACTAAAACTAAAATAGCATCGGAAGGTATTACCGCAGCAGATGTAAACTTTACGGCAGATGTTGCTAATAATGGATTGATAGTAACATTTACAGGTGAAGCAGCTAAAACAATACGATGGTACGCGAATGTAGATTGTAACTCGGTGGTAGGTTAAACATGACAAAACTAAATAAAGAAATAAAAAATATATTGACACTTGATAATACTTCATGTACTTATATAAAACACACGTTAGTGTGGGAAGAAAAGATGGAAGAAAGTGAAACTCACCCAAGTGGTAAACGAGGTATAGATGTAGACAATGGAGGTTATAAAGTTACAGACCAAACTGTAACGGAATACGGGAAAAATAATACATTAACCAAGTTACAACCACTAAGGGATGCTATTAAGGGACTTACAGGGTTATCACAAACCACTGGGCCTATATATCTTTCTAGTGAAGATGGAGTATTAGAACCTTTTAATCTCTCAACAGGGACCTATGCAGCAGATACAGTAGCTTCAGAATTTGCAGACCTTATCGATGAGTTAGAAAATTAATATGGCTCCACGTAAGAAAACAGCCGCAGCTAGTAAGAAACAAGCTGCTGCACGTAAGAAAGCAGGTGGGTCTAATGCAGGAAAGTATAAAGGAGTAAAAGCATTTGCTGGACCTTCTGGAGGTGCGCCAGCCGGTACTTATCCTATAAACACACTTGCTCGCGGTAAAGCAGCTATTAAGTTATCAGGGAACGCCCCAAGACCAGCAGGAATTAGAGCGGCAGTTTACAGGAAATACCCACAATTAAAACCAAAAACCCAAAAGAAGAAAAAGTAAGCTTTATATAGAACGCCCTTCTAAATATAATAGGCTCTCACAGTAGGGCCAAAGCTTCACTGGATACTTATCGCAAGCGTCTTTGAGGGAGCCCAAACAACAAAGGACAAATATGTCAAATAATACAACAAACGAAACAAACGAGACGATGGATGATGGTAACATCACCAATCTTCTTGAGAATGTAGAAGAATCAGGAATCTTAGATGGTCTTATGGACGACCCAGTACTTTTAGTACTTGCTGCTCTAGTATTAGGTTTAGGTGCTTATATAGCATATACCGTACCAGCAGTGAAAGCGTTAGTCTTTAAATACTTAAAGAACAACGAAGCAGAAGTGATGGCTTTATTAGATACTAATCTAACAAAGGTCCAGATGAAAGCATTCGAAAAGCTGGATGAAACAGCTCAAAAGCACGTAAAAGACTCTTTAGTTAAAAATATCTTGTTAACAGCATGGGATGAGAAGGACGATGAATTAGCCGCATTGGTTAAATCTAAAGTCAAATCATCACTTGATGAAGGCAAAGGACTTTGAACGTAGAGGAATACGAGCAACGATTACGTCAGAGAGTTGGAGAAGCTGAATATGCACGTCATAAAGAGCTTGTCCGTCTTCTGGCGCGTAATCTTACTCTTGAAGACATACTGTGGGAAGAAATTCTTGTATCTATTCGGGATGTTAACGCTCGAACAGAGCTCTTGCGCCAAAGAAATACAATCGTTAAAGACATACATACAGAGTTCAGAGCACTGAACATAGAAGTACCCACTACTGTAGAAAAGAATACTGAAGCTTTTGCTTCATTTTTAGGAGAATTATCGGATGATAAAGGAACACACAAATCTGAAAAGCCTGATGACAGGTAAAGGTGGATTAGATTCAAGAACTTTAGAAGATATATTCAAAAACTGTAGACAAGATAAAGAAAAGATGCGCAAATTAGTGAAAGCTTTTTGTACTACTTACTTAATAGATGGAGAACAAAGACCATTACTACTTAGACCACTACAAGAAGATATAGTTTTAGAAAGTCTAATGCTTAGAGAGGATGGTAAGCAAACTAAACTAGCCATCTTAGCTCCACGAGGCAGTGGTAAATCGTTCGCTTTGTCTGTAGCGGTAACTGTATATATGTTCTTTAATAGATTTAGAGATTTAGTATTTATATTGGCTCCTACAGAAGACCAAGCTGCATTAATCTTTAACTATGTATATAGACATTTTGCAGATAATTCCTTTTTAAATGGCTTAGTTAAGAATTATCGTTTTCATAACAAGCCCAACATAACACTTAAGGGGGGCACAATAATGCGTAGAGCTCCATTGGCGCCTAGTAACCAAGGACAAGCTATACGGGGACAACATCCTACATTCCTCGTAGTGGACGAATCTCCACTGATTGATGATAAACTGTTCATTGACAATGTAGAGCCTTCTATCGTCGCTAATAAGGCACCTTTTATCAACCTAGGTACTCCTAAGTCAAAAGATAATCATATGTATAAGTATCTTTATGACGATGGTTATGCTGATACGTTTAAAAGATTACACTATACATGGAGAGACGCCGTAAAGAAAGGGGATGCATATTCAGCTCCCTACACTGATATTGAAATGTTAGATAAAATGACTGAATGGGGGGAAGATTCCGTCTACTGGAGGACAGAGTATGAATGTGAGTTTGTAGAGTCTGTATCGAATGTATTTAATCCAGAAAAAATAAAGGCGTGTTACGATGATTACATACTTAATAGACTTGATGGGGATGGAGACAAGAGAGGAGGCAATATTACTGTTGGTGTTGACATTGGCAAATCTGTTAACTCTACTGTCATTAGTGCATGGTCCCTTGAAAAGTCTGACGAAGAAAATATTGCTAGACTTATATACATTGAAGAAATCAATGCCAGAACTGGTGGACATGATATTCCATACCAACGTAGACGTATCATGGACGTTACCAATAAGCTCGGTGCTAATCGGCTCATTGTTGATTGTACTGGTATGGGCGGTGCGGTTGAGCATGACTTACGGTTGGCGTGTTTAGAATCTGACGTTCATTTTGTTGCGTTTATTTTTACAGGAGGACCAAGAGGTACAAAAACCCAGATGTATAGAGATTTTACTTCTTATATACAGCAAGGACGAGTAAAAGTACCTAATCCAAAAGGATTAGAACAACCAGAAGCTAAATTAATTAACAAATGGACAAAGGAACATATTGATTTAGAATATACCATGGATATAGCTAATAAAACAGAAAAGATATCTGCACCATCAGGTAGACACGACGATTATTGTGATAGTACTGCAATGGCTTTACATGCTACTTTAAGTATGTTACCAATGTCAGGGAACTTTGCACAATCAATAGTGTCACGTCCAATTAATAAAAACTATTCAGCATCTATAGGAAATCGTGGAATGCATTCAGGTGCACCACTATTTACAACTTCTCAACGAAAACATACACTGAATAAACATGGGCTAAGAGGAATCTAACACAATCTTTATATACTCATTAAAGTTAATTATAAATAGCCATGTCGTTTATAGATAGAGTTAGACGTACGTTTGCTTCAGTTGGAAGTAATCCTACGTACAAAGAAGACGACCCGAGAAGTTATGGAGCGGGAGTTATACAACGCCTGAAGATTAATAGAGGGTACGCTGTCGGTGGTGAAAAGGATTATGAACCACATATAGGTAAAAACAGAACATATATGAATGTATATTTATCTGACCCTATAGTTCGTAGTTTGATTGATTTACCGTGTTTATACGCTGTTAAAGATAACTTTGACATTGTAACATCCGACGAAAATGTAAGAGAAGAAGTAGAAGAAATGTTCCGAGATATAAATATAGAACATATATTATATGGTTGGTTAAGAAATGCCCGTATTTTTGGTACTGGATATTTAGAATGGACTGGAGACAACTTAGTGCTCAGGTCTAGTCAAAACATGTTTGTTAAAAGAAATGAACATGGTCAAATAGAGTATTACTACCAAAAGATAGGAGATGACCAAGAGAATGTAAGATTTGAAGAAAGTGAGATTATTGAACTAAAAAATAACCAGTTTGATGACTTTGCTTATGGATTATCTGACATACATCCCATATTATATCTTGTTGATTTAAAAGACTATGCAGAACGTGATATAGGTGCAGCATTAAACAAATACGCTAACTCAAGGTATGATGTTTCAGCTGGTTTACCTGACATGCCTTATGGTCCTGATAAAATCAATGAAATCGTAGATGCCTTTAATAATTTAGCACCCGGTGAAGATATCATTCACGGTAATGACATAGTTATTAAAGAAATGCAAGGCACACAACGAGCTTTTGAATACGGAAAATACACTGACGATATAATGGATAAAATACATGTCGCACTTAAAACCCCAAAAACAATGTGGACAGACCCAGATAAAGCACGACCTATTTTTGAACCTTATGTAAGATATCTACAAACGATGGTAGAGGGCGCACTTAATGCCCAGCTTATGCCACAATTGGAAAAAGGTGTCGCTAGATTTAAGTTCAGGCAAATTAATGTTGAAGATGCATTCGTTAAAGCTAAGACTGATATGATATACTTATCAGAAGGAGTTTTATCACCCGGCGAAGTTAGAGAAGAAAGAGGTCTAGACCCCGAAGGAGTAGCCACATTAGATATGGAAACTTCTGAAGATATTAAGGCTTCTCCTATAAGACAGGAGCAGGGAGATAAGAATGCAAATATTTCTGGAGGAAAGAATCAAGACAAGAAAGAAGAATCATCCAGAGCACAGAACAGGGGTAACAAACCCTCCGCAAACGCAACAGGAGATAGAGCATGACATTCGATAAATGTATGATAGCTACTAAAGCTACTCTAAAGAAAAGGGGTTTTGATAACCCGGAAGAGATTGCAGCTGGCATGTGTAGCATGTGGGCGCAAGAGAACGGCGTTGAACGGGAATTTGCAGAGGGTAAGGATATCGAACCAGTTCGCAGGTCATTTGCGCTTTCAGTTAATGAGAGTGAAGAAGTGACATTTACAAGCGAAGAGGGAATAGACTCTGTTTCATTCCCAGTAATCGCTATAACATCGGGACTTCACGAATATGAAGTTGACGGTGATATGAATAAAGTTTATATTGAAAAAGGGATGCTAAAAGATAATTTAACTTCTTTTACTGACCTTCCGATATATGTAGACCATCAAAGAACAGCCGAGGACCTAATCGGCATGGCTGCTAATCCGGAGCTAATCGAGATGGACAATGGAAAGACCGCAGTAAAGATGTTGGCAACAGTATCTAATAAATATGGCCGCGGTGAAGAAGTAATGAATAAAGTTAAGGAGGGAGACATGACACATGTTAGTATTGATTGGTTTTCAAACGATATTGACGTCATGGGTGACACTTATGCCACCAATATTCGTCCTACAGAGGTAAGTTTCATTGACAATGAAAAGATGGACCCAGTCTGTAAGGAATGTACTATAGAAACGAAATGTGATTCACACATACCTGATGATAACCACGACTGTGGTTGTGGTGGCCATGAAGGAGAATGTGGGTGCGATGATACAGAGGAACAAACTATGTCAGAAGATAAAGTAGAAACTAATGTAAAATCCGACGCAGAAAGCATTGTCGAACGCGAGTTCGCTTCGCTACGAACTCAACTTGAGGAAGCAACTGCATCTAAAAAGGATATCGAATCTCAGTACGAAGCTGCTATGAAAGAAATAGAAGCCTTCAAATTAGCTGAAGAAGAGAGAGCCTTAAAAGAAGCAGATGCCCGCAAGTTAGAAGCAGTAGAAGCAATTATATCCAGAGAAATCTTATTCGGTACAGTCGAACAAGACAAAAAGGATGCGCGTGTTGAAGAACTTTCCGCTTGGGATGAGTCCAGATTGACTGGATTTAACGATGCTCTAGCAGCAATGCCAGAGCCAAACATGGACGTCGAAAGAACTTTCGGTAAAGGTAAAGTAGCATCAGAAGATGTAGCTCCAGTAAGCGAAAGTCCAGTTGGCATG